ACCAGCGGCATTAATAAACGGCGTTAAAACTGCTCCTGTCCCATCTCCAATTAAAGAAATAGTTGTTTGTATATTAGCGCTGTACGCGGTACCCGGGTCTTCAATTAAGACTCTATCTATTGTACCGTTAAATAATACCGGTTTTAAAATTGCGGCAGAGCTAAAGAATAGATTAGCAGATGCGTTAGCAGTTGGCTGTCTACTACCAGATGTACTAATACTAATAGTAGTGTTAGCCTGGGCAGCTGTTGTATAACCGCTACCTGAATTGGTTAGAACAATATCTACTAGAGCATTACTACTAAAAATTAAGTTAGCTGCAGCGTTGGCAGTAGGTTGACTAGCCCCAGTTGTGGATATAGTTACGCTAGTATTAGCAACAACATTAGTAAGGTATAAGGTACCAGGTGTATGTATTTTAACATTACTTACACCTTTATAAAAGCTTGCACCAGATCCTAGTGAATCTGTAATACTAATAGTAGCTGTCTTATAGTTAACCCCTGGGTTATCAATAATAACATCAATAAATTTACCGCTTGTATTAAACACCGGTCTTAGAGTAGCTACTGTATTACCAGATAGACCTAAAAATTCACCATTAACGGTTAAAGTAACTAAGGCGTTACCTAGATAACCTGTACCTGCGTTATCAATAACTACACTACTAATTTGACCGTTAGAATAAAAAGTATTTGTAACCGCCCGTTGAACAGGCATAAATGTGTTTGTAAGAAATCTATTTCTTAATGATAGCGGGATTGAATATAAGTATTTCCAAATATAACCATCTGCAGTTGTATTAGGGGTTGCATCTGTAAAGGATGGCTCAACGGTTGATGCGGTACCATTTTTATTAAACAAGCATACATAAACATTAAAATCGCTAGATAAAACATAAAAAGTAGCATCTTTTAATTTAGTGGCTCCTGAACTAGCAGGATAAGAAACTGAATAGTTACCATCATACTGATCGTATATTGTACCAGATACCCAATCTCTTCTAGGAACTACTAAAGACGCATCTTTTACATTAATCTTTTTTACTGCTATAATACTATTACGAGTATTATACTCATAGTCTTGAGTTACCTCGGGTGTAGGTGGGTTATTTTCATTAGCCCACTCAATAATATTACCAATAAAATAGTAATAGTTGGATCTACGAGATAAAATCTCATTATAGACAGTCTCAGCCAATGATTGGTGAATCGTGTCTTTTAGAAGAAATGGCATGTTAAGATATGGTTACATTCCAAGTAATAACGATAACGTCGCTAGCACCTTTATTAACTGCATTAAAATTGGTTCTACAAAGCATATCACCACTGGAACTTGCATTTAGAATAGCTGCTTCCGTTAGTGTACCTGTACCTGTACCAGCTGGAAATGTAGCAACGTAAGCAATAGTATTATTAGTTCTTGTAGAAGAATCTAAAGTAACTCTACTAATTTCTGTACCTAGTGCTGTTTGAGCTGTAGTTGCAGCAGTATTTGACGATCCTACAGCCATATGACTAGGGATAGCTGTAGTGTTACCTACTAATCTTGACGTAATTACATTCTTACCTACAGCTACAATCAGGTTTTTTACTTCTCTTACTTCTAATTCATCTCCGTTTTCATTAAGACGGGATATTTTAAGCCTGCCTGTTACATTTACTGTTTCTGTAAACATTCTATTTCCTTTAAAAATTTAAATCTTATTGGCTTATTATTATTTATACAGAAAAAGCTGTACTGGTAATAAGATCTGCTACATAAGAGGATGAACCAGATTGTGAGAAGTATGTATTACTACTATATGAATCTGAATAATAAGAGAGAGCCCCGGTAATTGTATCGGTTACAGTTGCTCCATTATCAGCGTTATCCGTATTCTTATACAGTGTATATACGTTTGAAGTTAAGATAGCATTAGCACTATCTGTAAATGTTCTTTGATATATAGTAGAATAATTTACGCTATCTATAGCCTCAAATGTATCTCTAAGTTCTAAGAATATATTAGAGGATGTAATTACACTAACGTTAGCCTGAACATTAGCTGTAGTACTTAAAATCCTATTATTAAATAAATTTGTACCTGCAGGGTGTATTAGTTTCTTAACCGTATCATAGAATACACTTATATCAATATCAGAAGCTAATTGATATGCAAATGGTTGGTATAATTGATCATCTTGTATTCTTATTTCAGGTTCTGAGATAAACCCTTGTGATGTTGTAAATTGCCCTGGGTATCTAGCCAATGCACCCATAACCATGGTAATTACAGCAGTAGAATCTAAACTAGCCCCTAACGTTGTAGCTGATGTTGTGGATTGATCAGATGTTAAAGCGACCAATAAACTACCGGTATACTCATAGTCTTCTAAATAATCTGAGAAAAAGTACCTAGACGCTGATATTGCTGTATGCGGGGATACAATCTCTAATGATTCTTTAAATCCTCCAGATACTGTATTAAAAACTTTTGATCTAGTAGCAATCGTTAAATCACTATACAACTCAATTGTAACATTATCGGTTGGGTAGTTATAACCAAAATTTAAAATACGTAATGATAATATACCCCCTGTACTATTAACTGCTACGATTCTAATTAAAGTATTAATTCCTCCTGACAGCGGTACTGTAAATATTTGACCTGCTTTAAATCCCGAACCAGAAGATAATACGTTTGCACTAACTGTTGTAGGTCTTACTATGCCGGCAAAAATCGTATTGCTATTGCTAATTACTGATACGATATCCCCAGTTTCGTAGGGTGTAACAGATGAAGATTTTAAAAATACCTCATATAGATCATCATCTAATAATTTAACTCTAACAATAGCATCTGTATAAACAATATTATTCTTAGTAATAGTTAAAAATCTATCTACTATATTTTCAGCGCTCCCAGATGTTATTTCAATTCGTAGAGATGCTTTTTGTTCCCACTTACCACCAGAGGCAATTAAAACGTTATCGTATGGATGACTTGTATCAACTACAGTATCATACAATAGCTTAAATAAAATTTTAAAAGATATCTCACTACCTTTTGCTTCATACAGATCTTTAATTCTTTTAATTAAAAATCTGTTATTTACAGCAGCATTATAACCAATGTCTTGAGCGTAGTTAGCAATAAAATAATTAACAAAAGAATCTACCGTTCTATCAATGTCACCATATTCTTTTGCATTTTGTACTACCTCTAATGCCCCTTGATCTTGTTCTAAAAATCTATAATAGGCTTCAATAAAAGAAACAAAAGTAGTATAGTCACTCCTGATAAATTCAGGGACGTGTCCGCTTACCAGTTTTGATATTTTTTCTTTTATTCTGGTAGTCGACATATTATACGATGGCAGTTGAAGTTACAGTTACACCTGCTACAAGACCGCTTGCTGCGTTTACGGCTGTATCATCTTGTACAAGTATTTGGTTTTTATAGACGTTTAAGTTATAGTATGATTCTTGTACCCCAGCATTTATACGAATGTCGGTTGTTCCTGCTGGTAAAGCTATAGGGGTTAAGGACGGTATTGATAATTCCCCGGTTGCATAATTAACCGTTCCAGTATCAGAAGACACAATAGCACCCGTAACAGGGTTAATTAAACGAAGAACACCTGAACCTTGATTGTTGGGTGGAGTATCATTTGGAAGATCTGATATCTTTACAAGGGTTTGATCCCCGTTTACATTAACAAAGAAATAACTAGAAACAACTTCCCCAGGAGTTACAGGGTTAACAAATTTTATTGAAGCGTCTCCGGTATATGTATTACTTGCACTTAAAACAGGTACAACTCTTTTTTGTAATTTAATAGTTATAATTACACTGTTTATAGCTGTATTAGCAGCTAGAATTAATGATATTAATTTGGAGTTATTATACGTTTTATTAAATTTTTGCAATTCAGAACTAAAGTAATTGGTAATCGTACTATCAATGAGTGTCTTAACGGCACCAGATGTTAGGGTTGTTAACGCTGAATAGTATTTGACATCTGCTGTAATATTTACATAAAAATATTCTGGGTCTACAAATACAGGAGTAATTGCTAATACCTGTTTATTTTTTAAGATATCGCTTTTAATATTTTCTTTAACAGCGTCAGATATTGTAAACCCTGAAAACGGCTTTAAAGATATCATAACTTTACCATAATAAGGTGGTATATTCTCTTCCCCGCCCCATACAGATACAGCCTCTGCACCAGAATAATTAGCTAGAATTAGACTCTCATAATCAATAGATGTTACAGCGCGGTTTCTTGAAGCATTAACTTTTGGTGCATTAAACTTAATAGATGTAATAGATTCAGCGTCAGCACCACCCGTTGAGTTACTATTAACTGTAATAGCAACACTACTAGAACCACCAATCGTACCCCCTGCTGTAAAAGATTGCGAGACTGTGCTTGATACGTTAACTGCAGCACCCGAGGATACTAAGTACTGGATTGTAATAATGTTACCTGCTTCTAAACTTTTACCTATAATATCATCACCAAAATAAATTTGATAATTACCATTGCTATTTTCTTCTAGGAAAAATACTTTTGAAGTATCATCAATCCCTGTAATATCAGAAGCTAAAGTATATACACTGGATGTTGTATCAGATGATGAGGTTTGAACAGTAATTTCTAAAGTAGTTGTATCTACATTAAGACTAGGTATTTCATACTTTGCATCCGGGGTTGTATCAGAAACAACATGGCGAAAGCTAAGTAAGGTACCCTCTATTATATCCACATCGGTAAAAGTATATGAGGAACCGCTTCTAGAAGCAGATAAAGCTTGATTTGTTAAGAAAGTATACGCTGTACCATCTACTGTAGAAGTAAACTGTGTGTACCTATTCATGGTTAGGGTGTTAGGTAACCCAGTAGGGTTAGTTACCACTACATCAATATTAGCAGAAGCACCTCTAACTGATGTAGGTGTATACCCTAGATGCTTGGCAATAGATACAGCAGATGCTCTTTTAACTGCAGAATCTAAAAACATCTCATTTACCACCATATTGGCAAGGTAGGCATTATAGTGAGTGTTATATGCAAGCACGTCTAAAAGAATTGAAAGACCGGACCCCTCAAAATCATAATCGGTAAATTCGGTTTGAGCGTTTAAAAACGTTTTTAAGTTTGTCTTAATCTGGTTAAAATCAAGTTCTGCTATTCTTAAATTAGACATTATCTTACTCTTGTTATTAGTGTGGTTAAAGTAATAGGTCTATCAGAGTTATTCAGTCTAAAAATAATATCACATACAACTTCATTATTATCTGCTTTTTCACGTAATTTAACTTCTAATACCGTTACTCTTGGTTCAAATTTATTAATTGTATCTAAAATAGTCTTCTTCATAACCTGTACAGTTACAGGATTAAAGTTTTCAAATAAAAGCCCATGAATTTGACATCCAATTTCAGGATGAAAGGGACGCTCGTAGTGTCTCGTAGATATTAAACTCCTAAGAGATTGCTTAACAGCTTCCTCGTCATTCTTTCTTGCAACATCACCAGTTACGGGGTGAGATGTAAAGAGAAGATTGAAATCTGAATATTGTCTGGTATTTCGTGTAGCCATGTTTATATTTATACCTTATCCCGCAAAGACATTTGGAGAACCTTGTGCACTTGCATCCCCATCCGCTATATCATCCCCAATTCTTGTAACACGTTTACCCTCAACAAATACCGTATTGCTCCCACCCGTTATAATCCTATCGGCTCCTTCAACGTGAGGGGGACTGTTAGGTTTAGTATGAGTGGCAAAACTACCATTTTTAACTGCAACTAAAATTCCATTAGCATAAACCGTGCTATTATTTGGAATAGTAACCGCAGAAGGTGGGTAGCCCTCGTGTCCTGTTGATAGATCCCCTATTCTAGTTATTGCCGGCATATTGTGCTGCTAACTATATTGTGCTGCTAACTTTGCTTGCAATGCGTCTTTACCTATTGTCCAATTATTTAATAATCTTTTTAATACCGTGTATTGTACAGTAATTGGCAATGATAATGAATCTAAGTAAACCACAGTAATATTATATGTGGTAAAGACATACTTCATAAACGATGGTTTATACAAATATATTTCTGCATTTTGTGATGGTACATTTCCAAAACTTGTAACTTGCACACTTGCGTTACCGTTATTATGATCTATATATTTCATATACTTATCACTAAAAATACCACTCAATGTACCAGTGAAGGTTATAAGTGTTGGTGATGTAGAGATGCTTATACCACTAAATGTGTTAGTAGGGGCGCTAACTGCCTCGTATGTAATATTTAATGTACTACTTCCTGAGATATTATTTTGTGAAATAATCGACGTTGATGAGACGTTGGTTGCTACTAATGAACTAACTACCGACACATACGGTGACGGGGTAATGGTTATGGTGTCGGTATAAACGAAATCTTCATATGCACCGTTAGGAAAAGTGTATTGTTGAGTCACCCCATCTAATCCTACATAAGGATCAGCAATTCCCCCAGAACTAGAAAGAGTTATTGCCATTATGCTAACTGAGTCAGACCCTGGGAGTGGGTTTTATGATTAAAGAATGTTAATACCTGACTTCTATTTTTGACAGTTAAAGTTATATGTATCCAAGGATTGCTTGTATAGTTACAATACTCTAAAATTAACTGATCATATCTAAGCACCTTGGCTAATTTAGCTGCAATGTCATAATATTCTTTTTTAGTAATACCTTTAAACTGAATATCAACACCTTGACCGAGAGGGTGTTGAGACGTCTTGGCATTAGAGGCATTACCAGGGTCTCTAAATGCAGATGTTACAAACATATTAGGGTAAATCTTTTTTACTGGTTCTAAGATGTTAAGAGCAACTGCTTGAAGATTATATACAATCTCACCGTAAGTTGCTCCTTCATGACCTCGTATTGGATCTCTAGAAACTGCTGACTTACTAGATAGCATCTCGACTGTAAAGTTAGGAGAAAGATTATAATTACCTGGAAGCTGGGTTACAGACTTTAATTTTGGATCTGGCTCAACAAAATTACCTTGCTCTGATTGGACGGAGGTGCTATCTGTAGCCGTTGGCGTTTCATTTAGGTCTGATGCATTGGCAAAACCTTCACTAATGATTAAGTTCTTTTGATTATTATAATCATCGGATGATTGAGACTCTTCTTCTAATGCGATAGACCGACTATCAGCAAGAGAAAGAACTAATGGGTCATCTTGATCATTATCAGAAATATCTTTACGACCAGACATAATACCGATATTAGAGATACCTGCTAGTATTGCACTTTCACTAGGCTCGGCAACTTCTGCATTTACAGAGTTTCCTGAATTTAAATGCACCGCGCTTCCGTCGGCGGCAAATTGCCCGCCTGCTTTATTGCTAATAGCAGCGCCTGCCTGGTTATTTAATGCCCCACTAGCGTTTATATTAGTATCAGTATCCGATTTTATAAAAATACTTTCGTTAGATTTAATGTGAATATTATCTGCCTGGTTGTAACTAGTAGTAGCATTTTGAAATACGTCTACAGAATCGATATGTACATTTGCATTTGCAGACATATGTACACTGTAAGTAGAATGAAGATTAAGTTGAGAATTAGAACTTAAATTCATTAAGTTATACGCCTGTATGTTAACTTTATTACTTGTAATATTTACTTCTTCTGTTGCAGAAAGATTTAATGTACCGCCTGCCATGGCAGTGATATCATTATGACATGTTAAGTTTACATCTCCCTCAACTTCGATATTTGCATCATTACCAACAAAGATATTACAAGCACCGTTAACAGAAATGTCTGCGCGGCCTGCAATAGATATTTTTCCATTTCGATCAATAATTTCATAAGAGGACCCTTTGGTTCTTTTTACCATGGAACCATTTGCATCAATTTCAACGTATGTACCAGATTTGTGATACAAATGAATTCGTTCGGACCCCGGTGTATCATCTATTTCAATAATATGACCGGATTCTGTCTGAGTTACTTTATTGTAGGGATATGCTCCTCGAAAAGCCGATTCAGGTTCATCCCAAGCTTCACCACCCGGTAACTTGGCTCCTAACATTCGGTTGTTATTTTTTTCTTGAACAACCGTACCCCTAACGTCACCCTGTGCTAGCTTGTTTGTTTCGGAAATTCCAGCATATTCTTTTGTAGGGTAATTTGCATTGGGGTCTGTAAACCCTTTATCTAAAACCTCTAGTTTCTCCGAATTTGTTGTTGAATTAATGTCGAAGTTTTTAGCTTCTGCTAATGCAGAATTTGCAGCACTTGATATAAACAATTCATCTGTCTTTTTCAATGCTTCTTCAGGAGACAAAGTACTGTATAGAGATTCTATACTAGTAGAAGTTGTTTTTGGTACTTGCCCTCTATTAAAAATAGAATCTGCAAAGCTGCTTACAGTAGTAGAAATTGTCTTGCTAACAGTAGGGGTAATACCCTGTACTAGACTAGCAGATAAAGCATCAAAATTAATGATACCTAATTTATCTGTAGGTAATGCTAATCTTAATTGAGACTGTAATTTTGTTACCAGTTTATCAGTTGTCTGTGCTAATAACTGTTGTTGAATAATACCATCGATATTATTGCTAATTTGAGTTGGACCATTATTACTATTAGTAATATTAACAGGATTAACTGATCCAATAATATTTTTAGGTATATCTGTTAGCTGCTTGTTAGAAGCTTGCGTAACTTGTTTTACAATGTCTACTGCGCCAAGTTCTGCAACTCTTGAAATTACAGCTCTTAAAATAGGATTAGGTATATTAAGATTAAGTGCAATAATCTTGTTAAAGATATTATTTTCAAGTACACCTTGAATTTGTTTTGTAATTAGTGGGTCCATTATTTAATTAAACTCAGTAAAGCTTGTTTTTCGGATTGATAACGAGATTTAACCCCGGCTTGAATAGATGCTGAACTAGATTTGAACAGCGAAGCAACATTGTTAATTTTCCACTCACTGACTAAGGTGACAATGTCTTTATCAGTCAATGTACTTTTGCCTCTCAATGCTTCTGTAAATGCACTTGTATTAGCAGGACCAAATTGCACTGCTCCTGACCAAACTAGATCTTGTACAGCTGGCCCGTATTTGGTCATATCCAGGCCCTGGCGTTGCAAATTAGCTATGGCCACATTATAATATTTTTGCTGGACATATTCGTGCTGTTCTCTCTTAAAATCTGCTTTAAAGGTATTTGCAATCTCTACCCATTTTGCATCAAAAGCGGCTGTAGCGGGTTCTAGACCTGCAAACTTATCTTTAAACTTTGATTTATTTAAGAACTGAATTACAGGTGAGTTCTTAGATGAAGGTCTTGCTTTACCGTTGGTCATTACTGCAGGTAGGAAAGATGCAAGCTGATATGTACCATAGGATGCACCACCAAGATCACCACCGGCAGCACCTGTGTATGCATTGATTGTACCAGGGCCTTTACCACCAGATTCATACTTTTCAGACGTCTGACCTAATTCCCAGCCTTCAACCTTTGGGGTACCTGCTTTTACAGGTTCACCTTGACTATCTACAACAGGGTTACCTGCTCCGTCCTTAAGAATACCATCGTTAGGGTTGGAAACAGGTGGGGTATCTTCTTGAACAGAAAAAGCTTTTTTTGCTGCTTTAGTAGCAATTGTACCAAAGATAGCAGGTTGTTGCATATCTTCACCATCAAGAAAGAATCCAATAACCCATGTTCCTTCAACAGGGCCTAGAGGGGAAGAACCAATACCAGAAATGGCAGCCGATGTAATTGGCTGTATAGGTGTTGCCCAGGGAAGGTCTTTTGTAGGTAGAATTAATTTACTATCAGTATGATAGCCAAAAATACGTACCCGACATCTTCCCATTTTTTCAGGATCCATGCGGTCTTCTACTACCCCAATCCACCAATTGAATCCATCCCTGTTAAAAATCTTCTGCATAATTAAGCCTTGTAGGTACTTTCTTTATCAACGTATAATGAATCTTTAATTACTTCCATTGTCATAGAGTGTTCAAATTTATTTACTTTATGATGAATAGCTGTAATAATATAGAAACCAGAATATAACTTGTCTTGAGCAGAAGATTCAGTGTCTGATCCGTCTTTTGCACCCAGTGAAGGGTATTCAAAATAAATTATTCTACCAACCTCGGCGTCCGTTCTGCCTGGAACAGTCATATTCATTTTAATGTTAGTTAGTTCTAACATACTGGATAAACGATTACCATATATTTCACCCATCTTTTCGCTGATGTTGTCAGGGTAATCGTTAAACAGTTTTGGATTCTTTGGATAAAAAC